GCGGAGGCGTTAGAATGGATGGCCATCATGCGAATGCTTGTCTTCTTGCTGCGTATATTCCTTGATTCGCATTAAGGGGCCATCGAATTGCAAAGGAACGATTCCTGTAGAGCCCGAACGCATCTTCACTTGGTCAATGATGCAAAGTCCCTTGTTGGGGATTTCCACCGTGCCCATCTTGAATGTCCCATTCTCATCATACGTTTCAGGACGAAACATCATCCATATCACGTCAGCATCTTGCTCGACAGACCCCGACTCCCGAAGGTCAGACATTATCGGCATCTTGTCATTTCGCTCTTCCACCTTTCGGGAAAGCTGACTTAGGGCAACAACAGGAACGTCAAGTTCTCTTGCAAGCAGTTTCAAGCCCCTACTGATTTCGCCCACTACATTCACCCTGTTTGTTTCCTTTGGGTTATTGCTGTTGATGAGGCCAATGTAGTCCACGAAAATCACTTTGATGTTAAACTTGTTTTTCCACATTGTAGCCTTAGCCCGTATCTTATTCATGTTTAAATACCCCTCATCGCTGATTTTTATGTTCCAGCTTTTCATCCTATGAACGGCATCCATTAGGTTTGATTTGTCGTAATTAGACATTTCTCCCTGCTTCATTTTATAGGCAAATATTCCCGACTCCTGACTTGCGAGCCTTTGCACCACTTCGTGCTTGGACATTTCCAAACTGAATAGGCCACACCCTATCCCTTGCTTGGCAAGATTACGCATCAAGCTCACGACAAGTGCCGTCTTGCCCTGTCCAGGCCTTGCTCCCACAATGGTGAGTTCTGAATTCGTAAGGCCGCCACATAGCCTATCAAGGCTTTCCACGCCCGTTCTATATCCTGCTATCTCCCCAGAAGCCTTATTCATCCACATTGCTTCGGATTCTTCAAGTTGCTCATGAAAGTTATCGTCAGATTTGCTTATTGTTTGGGCAAGGAGCGCATCAGTGCTCACTTGGATTTTGTTTAGGATGTCGAAGATGTCTCCCGTGTCGCTATTTGTTTTAGCAAGAAGGTCTGTGGCTATGAGGTGGGCTTTAGTCCGAAGGTAGTGCTCAATCAGAATGCGGCAGTGAACTTCTACATAGCCCGGCTTTTTAAGGCTTGAGAAAACATTAGCGAGATGGGCTACACCGCCCGCCTCCTTCATCAGTCCTGATTTCTTCAAGGTGTCGGCTACGGTTTCCAAACTAACAGATTCTCCGGCCTCCTGCAAGGCTTGTATGCCTTCGGCAATAATTCTGTTTTTGGCTATTTGGAAAATTTCCAAGGTGGGAAGGGCAGAGAAGGCTGTTAGTCTTTCCTCGTCAGAAAGCATCATTGCGGAAAGCACCTGCTTTTCCAAGTCTTCATTTTCAAATTTCATTGTTTGTAATTTTAAAATTAAATGATTCGTGAAGTTTGCGGGACGGGGCCGCCGGCGGAACATTATGGTGTCCGTCCCTATTTTTGTTTTTTAGGGCGAAGAATCCTTGATAATTGTTAGACATAGCTTCTTCTATGATTTCAATAGCAAGTTCTGCGCTTCCGTTTGAGAGAGTATGAAGTTTGTTTATCATGGCTTGTACAGAAGAATTGGATTTGTACTTCTGCTTCTTTTCTGCTTTATACTTCAACCATAATTGAACAGCGTCTTTCAAACCTCTGAAATCCACCCCTTCTGTTTCCCCTTGGGGGGATAAAGGGGGGATTTCTTCTTTCTTTGTATATTCTTTCTTTGTATCTTCTTTCTTATATTGTTTGGGGTGTTCTCCTTCGTTGGATTTTCCGAGGTAGGATTCCGACTCCATAGGACTTACAAAAAGAAGGTAATCGACCTCCCAAAATCCTTTTTCGTTTTGGTGCTTTTCTCTTATTAAATACCCAAACTTTTCAAGTTCATGCACAGCGGCTCGCACTGAGTCTATCCCTTCTTTCACTTGGTTTGCTATGCTTTCAACACTAAAGTCCCAGTTCTCTGGCTTGCTGTTTAAATAAGAATACAGCCCCTTTGCTTTAAGGGAAATTTGAGGGTTGTTTAAAAGTTCGTTTGGAGCTGCCCCAAAAAACCTTTGGATTATTTTCAGTGCCATAATTATTAGGAAAGAGTTTTAAATCGAGAAAAATTTTCATGGTAGTACCTTTCACGAGGATTTATAGGCAAGCCAATACTTTTCCTCATCTCAAATTCCATAAAAGGGTCTGTACTAAGTAAGGTAACTAATACGGGGAGGGTTTTTTCAATTTGAATCAAAATATATTCTTGCACACTTGAGTTTATATGCTGCCTTCTGCATGAATTATGAATATGCTGCAACACTCTACAGCGAATGTGGGAGCTCGCCCCAAGATAAATAGAGGGGCCAATCATATAAACACCACGAACTTTTCGGTGGGTTTTAGGGAACCCAACCCATTCAATCTCATACTTTGAGTGATTTTTCATAAAATAAAAAACCCCATCCGGTGTTCCCAAGTGCGACCAGCCACGGAAATACGGCTGCTTGGTACTGACCGAATGAGGTCTTTAAATTTCTTTATTTCTCCGTTAAGAATAACCGGGGTCGCAATCCGGGCCTTTCGGCTCTGCAAAGGTAGCGAAACTTATTTCACATTCGCAAGCCTAATCAAAAAAATCTCTAACTCTTTCCAAAGCATTCATAAACGCCCCTTGGCCCTGAAGCCTATTACTCCCTCCTCTTCTTCCTGCTGGCCCTGGGCTATAAAGCGGCCTATTTCCCCTCGTTCCAAAGGACACGCGCTCTGTTTCTTCGTAACGTGGAACGCGCTGTGCGGGCCTTTTTACGGGAGCGACAATAACTGGCTGCGTTGATTCGGCCTGTGGAATGTCAGGAAGCATTCGTGTGCTATATCCCGGAATACTCACCAAATCAGGAGCGAGGCCGCCCTTTGTCCGTTGCTTATACAAATACACCGTATCTGGCTGAATCCTCGTGTCGTACATTGACATTGGGGCGGCAGGATTGATAATTTGGCTTTCTATTTCACGCTGCTCAAAACGCTCAGGGGAAATGGGTCGAGCATACTCCCCAAATGGAAGCACCCCGGATGTGCGGCCTTCTTCGGAGTTTAATATTGTACGAGCATTCATAGCCTCCCTTTGGGCCATAGCGTTACGAGCGTTCTCCAGCTTTGCCATAGCGGCAGCTTTGGGCATACTCTTCTTCCTTGAAAGAGTTTCGTCCACCTCGTACATTGGCTTCCCTTTTTCATTACGGGCGTTCTCCATGAACTGTCTTACGGCTTCGCTGCGCTGAATCAAATCAAGCGTGTCTTGCCTTGTGGGGGCTGCAAGACCCTTGATGGGGGTGAAGCTCACCGGACCGTCTCCTTCGTCTATTCCGTATGCCATATTGTTTATGCTGTATATCTTGAAGTTTGCCGCCCCTGTGGAACACGGGCAATATATTTCATCATTTCGTTAATGGCCTCGTCAGTAAAGCCTTGCTCTTTTAGGTCCTGGAGAGGAGATTTAACATTCTTCTCTTTGTAAAACTGCTCCACTTGGGGGCCATATTTCTTAATGTCAAAGTCCTCGTTAAGGTTGTGGCCGAATTTCTCCGCAGCAATGCGGCGAATATTGCCAAGTCTTGCCGCAGCCTCTGTTGGGTTTTGGTAGAGAAACTCGAACGTGTCCCTGTCCATTATTTTGTTAAACTCGGGCCATTCGTCTATTTTGGGCTCATATTTCCCAAAAGCTATTTTCCCGGCGTTCCTAAGTTTTTCTTCGTCAGAAGCCTTTCTAAGCTGCAACACCTTATTCACTGCTTCTGGCCCGAACTCTTTTGTTGCTGCCTGAATAGCCTTCTGCTTCTCCCCCCTATCCCAGCTCGCCTTCTGAGAGGACCACTCGGACATAAGTTCTGCCATAGCCTTTCTTCCGGGGCGTGATTGCTGCATCATAATACCCTCAACAGGGTTCATTCCGCTGCCCCCTCTTCCAAGAATGGCGTTGTTTACAGCGTGCCCAAATTCATGCCTTATAACATCCTGAAACTGCTCAGGGTTTGTAGCCATTTCGCGTTCTGGGGATAGGATGATGCGCTTTGCTGTGTAGTCTCCTGGGATGGTTTGGCCAAAATAGGGAATGTTTTTAAACTTGACAGGAATGTTTGAAATGGTCTTCTGCCGTTGCTTGTATTCTTCTTCTAATGCTTGTTGTTGCTCGGCGCTTTCAGGGTTGGCTTCTTTGCCATACATTTCCATAAGCAAGCGCTTCCTGTAAGAGGGGTGCTGCATGAAAGACAAATACTTTTGGCGCTCCTCTTCCACCATTTTCCTCCTTTGCTCTTCAGGCATTACAGGAGGCGTAGAAGCAGGAACATCCCCATTTTCCCCGTTGTCGGGCCTCATAAACCCAAAATCCGTATATGCCATAACGCAAAATTAAATTATTTTTCCCAATACACCTTCTCTCCCCTCCTGTAATGCTTCATGTTCTCCTTTGCCTTTTCATTGACGAAGTGCTTCTCCTTGTACGTCACATAGTTGTTAGGGAGCAGAACGAACTGCCCCGTTTCAAGCTGAATCAGGGAGAGGGGCTTGTGTTCTTCAGGATAGCGGGAGTAGCCGTCCTTCCAATCAATAATAATTCCTGTGTGCCTTCCTTTGGGACTTCCGGGGGTAGCAATCATTGGCCTTGCCTCTAAGCCCTCAAGGAACGGCATATGTATGGCCTCTATTTCCTCTCCCATTCCGCACCAAGGCATCAGCACATTGCTGTCGTAACGGAAGTCTTCTGTGGCTGACAATGCCTGAATTGGAAGCCCACTCCAATGCGCCCCGCTCTCAAGGAAAACGTGGCAGGAAAGCACTTGGTACTCCCTGCAATACACCCCGTGCCATATTCCCTTCGTAACACCCTCCGGCATATCAGGGCCAAGGAAGGCGTTATTGACGTTCACATAGAAATGGAACGGAAGGGAAGCGTGTTTAGGCATTTATTGGAAAATATTCCACCATCCACCACGGCCTCCTTCCCCTGGCTGATTGGTGGGCCTGTTGTTGCTTGTTCCAAAGGAAACACGACGGCCACGAGTTTGTTTTGACACTCTCTGTGCTGGTCTTTGAACTGGCTGAATCACCTCTGCTGGCTTGCCAAGAAGCCTTGTGGAATAGCCAGGAACGCTCACCAAGTCAGGTCCTCCCACTTGTCTGTATTGATAGACGGTGTCGGGCTGAATCCTTGGGTCAAACAAGCTCATAGGAATGTCAGGATTGATGACAAGGTTCTCCACCTCCCTCTGCTCGTAACGTGTCGGGCTGATGTCTCTGAAGTAT